ATAATTGATAACAGGGGCTTGCTCTTGCGGCTTCGCAATCCTGCGAAGATTACAACAGCAATACCAACAAGCAAGGCAGTGGGGGACCACGGCGTTCTGGTTAAATGGGGTGTGGACGAGGCTCGTGTACTTAAGAACTTAAATGTAAAGGACGTACCCTCACCTATTATGGGTATGTACGATTGGCCCGGACGGTATAAACCGTTTGATCACCAGAAAACAACTTCTTCGTTTATGACTATGAACCGCCGGTCCTTCTGCTTTAACGAGCAGGGCACAGGTAAAACTGCTTCTGCTATCTGGGCGGCTGACTTCTTAATGACGCAGAAGTTAGTGAAACGCGTACTGATTATCTGTCCTCTATCTATTATGGACTCCGCGTGGCGTACTGACTTGTTTAGTTTTGCCATGCACCGCACCGTAGATATAGCGCATGGGGTCAAGAAGAAACGCCAAGAGATAATTAACGGCGACGCCGAGTTTGTCATTATCAACTACGACGGTGTAGAGATAGTGAAGGAAGAAGTGGCGAATGGCGGGTTTGATCTTATCATTGTGGATGAGGCAACCCACTATAAGAATGCACAATCTAAGCGTTGGAAAGTACTGGCTAGTGTAATAAAACCAGAAACGTGGCTGTGGCTAATGACCGGTACGCCTGCCGCACAGTCACCAGTTGACGCATACGGGCTAGCCAAACTTGTTAATCCTAAAGGCGTGCCTAGATTCTTTGGGGCTTTCCGCGAGATGGTAATGCACAAGGTGACGCAGTTTAAGTGGGCACCTAAGCCGACCGCTACTGATACGGTGTTCAATGCGTTACAACCTGCAATACGTTTTACTAAAGAGCAATGCTTAGACCTGCCAGAGATGACTTACGTTAAGCGCGAAGTGGACCTAACGGCGCAACAGAAGAAGTACTACGAAATTCTACGTAAGCAAATGATGGCTACTGCGGACGGAGAACAAATTACTTCGGCTAATGCTGCGGTTAACATGAATAAGTTACTACAGATTTCGTGTGGCGCGGTCTATACGGATACTGGCGAGACTATAGAATTTGACGTTAAGAATCGCTACAAAGTTCTACGGGAAGTAATAGACGAATCTAGCCAGAAGATACTTATCTTTGTGCCGTTCAAGCATGTCATCAGTATTCTTAAAGAAAAGCTGACCAAAGACGGTATAACAAGTGCGGTTATAAACGGCGAAGTGTCAGCACAAAAACGTACTGCTATCTTCAAACAGTTCCAAGAAACCAACGACCCCCGAGTACTTATCATACAACCGCAAGCTGCTGCGCATGGCGTAACGCTTACTGCGGCAAACACAATCGTATGGTGGGGACCGACATCTTCCCTAGAAACTTACGCTCAAGCTAATGCGCGTGTACACAGATCAGGTCAAAAGCACCCGTGTACTGTCGTGCAACTGCAAGGATCGAAGGTAGAGAAACACATATACAAGATGCTAGACCAACGTATTAACGTGCACACAAAAATGATTGATTTATACCAAGATATACTTGAACTATAAGCTAAACTGCACTATATTAAATAAAACATAACTATAAATGGAGTATGATGCCATGACAGACGCTGTTGTGCCGGACCTTGACCGTCTCGTTTCTGTGTACGTAAAGATTCGAGATAAGAAGTTAGAGTTAGCGGCGGAATTTAAAGAGAAAGAAAAAGAGTTTGACGCCAAGTTAGACAAGCTAAAAGAAGTATTACTAGAACATTGTAAAGAAACTGGAATCGAATCTGTAAAGACCGCTTCCGGTACGTTCTGGCGCACCCAAAAGAAACGTTTTTGGACAAGCGACTGGGAGGCAATGAGTAAGTTTATTGTAGAGAACGAAGCAGTAGACTTACTAGAGAAACGCATTAGCCAAGGTAACATGCGGCAGTTTCTTGAAGAAAACCCCGAACAACATCCGCCGGGGCTAAATGCGGATAACGAGTACACCATAACCGTACGGAGAAAAAAATGACCGAGTTAGAAAGCTACGTGCCTGTAGAGGAAGTGGCGGACTATCTTTCTGTAAAGGTAAGCACTATCAGGCAGTGGGTAAACAAGGGGTTCATACCAAAAAGTACCTATATAAAAGTAGGTTACACGTACCGCTTTAACCTTCCTGCCGTGATAGAGGCGCTTAGACAAGAAGAACCTGTCCCTGATCCGACACAGATAACCGAACAACTAGAGTTAGACTTTGATGAGGATGATGATTTATGAGCGAATTAGCTTTGTTTGACAATATGCCTGCCGAATACAAAGAGCTGCTGGCCCAACTAGAGCCTGATAAAAACGCGTCAGGTGGTGGAACTAAAACTGGCACTAACCGTCTTAGTATTCGCGGTGGGGTGTTCCGTAAGGTAGTTAACGGACAGGAAGTAGGAGAGCTTGAAGCCCGTGCAATAAATATAGTTATTGTTAAAACTTCCCCTATTTCCCGTATGTACTACGCTAGCCAATACACCGCAGGTGCTAATAATCCTCCGGCTTGTTGGTCTGCCGATTCTGGTGGGGGTAAGCCTTCTGGGGATGTACCAAGCGATACGCTTCAATCTGCGGCATGTTTTGATTGCCCTCAGAACATAAAAGGTTCTGGTCAAGGCCAGTCTCGTGCGTGTAGGTATCAACAACGTGTAGCTGTAATGTTGACTGATAGCGATGGCAAATTGAAGTCTAACTCGGTGTACCAGTTGTCTCTACCTGCTACTAGTATATTTGGCGATGACAAAAAGAAGATGGGACTACAAACTTATGCCCGTCTAATCGAAGCGCAGAGAGCACCACTTGCTTCGATAGTTACAGAGCTACGTTTTGATACTGATAGTTCTACTCCTAAGCTGTGTTTCAAACCGGTACGTGTGCTTGCCGAAGACGAAATAGGTATGGCAGTAGCCGCCCAAAAGGATGAGGCTACGCTAAAACTAGTTACGCTATCTATAAAAGCAAAGCAAGAGACTAGCGTTCCACAACTAACTGATGATAAAGTTCCAAGCCCTGCTTCAGAAACCCCGGCGTTGTTTTCTGACGAGGAAGAGGAAGAGGAGCAGGTAGAAGAGCCAAAGGTTAAGGTGTCTAAGAAAAAGAAAGATGCCCCTAAACCAGATGTTGATTTGGCCTCACTGTTGGATGAGTTTGATGACTAAACCACGCGGGTGCCTTCGGGCACCCGTAACTCTCTATGACATGGATTAAATGATGACAGACACCAAACAGTTTTTAAGTACGGTGTTGAGTGATGAGGGGTATTACCACGTAGCAGGAATTGCGAAGAACAAACCTATAAAAGAAAAGTTTTACGATTCGCTAGATGCTGCTATTGAGACTGCAAACAACTTTAACGAAGAAGGGCGAGACTCTTATTTTGCGCTAGGTGTGTTCCTAGATGCTACTAAGGGCCGTACTGCGCAAAACGTGCGTGGGATAAAATCGCTGTTCCTCGATTTAGATTGTGGCGAAGGCAAACCCTACAGCACCCAACAAGATGCACTTATTGCGCTAAAGGCTTGGTATAAGAAGTACGAGCTACCTCGCCCTACAGTAGTTAACTCAGGGCGGGGGCTGCACGTATATTGGGCGCTTGACCGAGCTTACACACGCGAAGAATGGCTACCTACTGCTAAAGGGCTAAAGGCTACGTGTTTACAGGACGGGTTGCATATTGACGCCGTTGTAACTGCGGACGCGGCTAGGCTACTGCGTGTACCTAATACACGTAACTTCAAAGACGTACCACCAAAAAACACCAAGGTAATTGTTTTAGGTAAACCAGTAGTCTTAGAGGAGTTTGCGGCTAAGTTACCTACAAACTTGATACCAGTACTTGCCCCTAGAGAGTACACAAGCGCAGATAATGCGGACATGGCTAACGCAAAAGGCGGGGAGAGTAAGTACGCATACAAGTTTGCTAACATACTAATGAAGACCGCCCAAGGTAGTGGTTGTGCGCACATAGACAAAGCTATACGTAAAGCAGACGAGCTTACCTACCCAGAGTGGACTCATGCTCTTTCTATAGCGAAGCGGTGCGACACGGACGGTGTGGTCGGTGGATTGCCTGCAATACACTTAATATCAAAGGGGTACAGTAACTACAGCCCTGATGAGACCGACAAGATAGCGTCGTCTATCGACTATCCGCACCTATGCACTACTTTCGACAATGACTGCCCCGGCCTGTGTGAAGGATGTCCAAACAACGGCAAGATAAAAAGCCCTATCACGTTATGTCGAGAGCTTAAGTTAGCTGAAAGTAACGAAGTAGAAGTACGCGGATATGACGAACCCGAAGAGTTTTATGACGAGCGTGCAGAAGAAGTTGTTATCACACCTAGCGTTAGCGCACCTAGCAATGCCGACGATGGTGGCATACCGCCAAGCAAACCTAAGAAAGAATCTGTACTAGAAAAGATTAAAATACCGGGATACCCACCCGGTTACGCACGCCCAGAAGGTGGTGGGGTAGCAAAAATATCACACGATAAAGACGGCAACCGCGAAGAAAAAGTCTTGTGTCCTGACAATCTGTATGTAAAGAAGAGGATGATAGACGTAGACGGGCCGTGTTATGAGATAGGGCACACAAGTGATTTTGAAGGCGAACGTAGCTTCGTAGCGTCTCAGAAAGAACTAATGTCTACCGAAACCTTTCGGGGTGTAATGAACTCTAACGACGTACTAGTAATGCCTAGTACACAGAAGGACCTTATGGAATATATAGCTGCTTGGATTACTAAACTTAAGCCCGAAGGCCCACCCATTCAAGTTAAGTCTCAGTTTGGTTGGACAGAAGGGTTAAAGTCTTTTGTGATAGGGGACAAAGAGATATTTGCTAATCGGGTAGAGCACAACCCGGCAGGGTCTCGCACTGCACAGTACATGCACATGTTCAAGAAGAAGGGCACGCTAGAAAAGTGGAAAGAGCTAGCAAAGTTCTACGGACAGGAAGGGTTTGAGCAGCATCAGTATATGTTCGGGCTTTCTTTTGGTTCGCCATTAATGGAGTTTATGTCGGGTATATCAGGTTGTATATATAACTTGAACAGTCCTGAAACAGGTGTAGGTAAAACTACAGGTATGTGGGGTGGGGCTTCAGTATGGGGCAGCCACAAAAAGTTAGTGCTTATAGGCAAAGATACGCCTAACTCAGCTTGGAACCGTGCCGAAGTTATAAAAAACTTACCGCTGTACATTGATGAGGTATCTAACTACAAGCCTCAACCCGCTAGTGATTTTTGTTACGCCATCAGTGACGGGGTACAAAAGAACCGTATGAGCGGTAAGGGGGAAAACGCTGAGCGATACAGAGGAGAACCTTGGGCGTTAAACTGCGGTACTAGCGGCAATAGCAGTTTAACGGAAGTGGCGGGTGAATATAGGTCATCTCCAAAAGGTGAGACAGGGCGAGTAGTTAGCCACAGTGGTACAAAACTACTGCGGGGCGCATCTGACACACTGCGTGCAAATGACTTAAATGATCAATTAGATGAAAACTACGGACATGCCGGACCGTTGTTTATGCAGCACATACTAAAAAACAAAGCTGCCGCAAAGAAACTTACTTTAGATACACGCTCAGATATTGTTAAAGAGATAGACGGTGAACCACAAGAACGCTTTTGGATAGCACAAGGCGCTACTGTTTACGCAGGGTGTACGATAGCAAAACAAATTGGGCTTATAGATTGGGACTTAGACAACCTATGGGACTGGATAATTGCAAAAATAAGGGAGCAAAGGGCAGGTTTAACGCAAATGGATATGGACATACACGACATAATATCTCAGTTCTATATGGACAACGTACGGTCGATACTACGAATTACTAGTACAGCCGACGCTAGAGACCCAGAATTACAGAATATAATCCGCCCCGACATGCAGGACATGCCTAACTTTAAGTTTGTAGCGCGGCATGAAACCGACATAGGCAAACTCTTTATACGCGGACCGGCACTTAAATCTTGGATTAACGAACACAAGTACACAGAAAGTGCGGTTAAGGCTTTGATATTTTCACAAATGGATGGGCGTTATGGCAAAAAGAGGATGGGTAAAGGCACTAAAATGGACATAGGCACGACGCATGTAATCGAGTGTACTTTTAACAACGATCTTATTGAAATGCCGGAACTTGCTGATGAGGTTAAAGTTAAATGACATATCCCCTGACGGGGTGCGCATAGTCATAAACTGGGATGCGTTTGTGGTTGGCACGTCTGTATTCGTACCTTGCATAAACACAAAACAAGCTATGAACGATATAGTGGACGCTAGTGGTATAGCGAAGAAAGACTTAATAAAACGAGTTTGTGTTGATAACGGTAGGTATGGAATTAGAGTGTGGCGTAACCGATAATAACTATATGTAGTTAGTTGTATGGACTTTGACTACTACTGTTAGTATTATTACCCGGCATCATTCTCCCTAGTCATAGAGAGTTAGCCCCCACTAGTTGGGGGCTTTTTTATTTGCGTTAGTCCTCTTCGTACAATCTATCCCGGTATTGCTGTCTCGACTCTCTTAGTGCCCTAATAAACCTGCGGTCTGCCACGTTACCGCCAAGCTGTTCTGCTATCGCAGAGCCTCTAGCACGAGTCTTAATGGACTGGCGTATGTTGTCCCCACTTATCGCTACGTTGCCGTGTTTCTGGTTGAACTCTCTTATGTCCTCTATCACCTGCTCTTTGCCTGCCTCGTCACCGTTGTTGTGCGCAAAAGCAAACCGATCTAGCAGCCCCTTACGCATACCGCCAATACCGGTAGTTACGCGGCGGTCTCTAGCTAGCTTGTCCTGCTCAGCACGGAACTTAGAGGGGGCAAAGCCCATCGTCTGTAGGATCGCATCTCCTACGGTAACTTCTCCGACAATAGCATCCCCGCGCGTAGTCTCGTAGCCCTCTGTAGCGTACCGATAGGCTTTCTTGCCGTTAGATATAGCAGTGGGTAGCATACTTTCTACGGCCCGTGTGTCGTTCCTAGGGTCGTCGTCGAAGAAGCGGCGGTAGGCGCCCTCACTTACCCTCATAGTTATACCGACAGTAGGTCCACCGAAAGATTCTATTACGTACTCAGTGGTATTTTCTGGGCGGTAGTTACCTTTGTCTCGAATCAGTAGGTTAGTTAGGGCAATACGATCTGTTACGTCAGTGCCAAAATATTTAGCAACCGCACCATAGTAATAACCTTCGCCTATCGTTTTAGCTACTATAGTGTTTACGTCGTCTTCGTCCTCACCCAAAAACATGTTAGCGATAGCCGCGACGAAGCCGTAGAAGGGCACGCCTTTAGCGCCAACTAGCGCCGCGCCGGTAGCATTCATGTATATAAACGCGTTACGCAAAGCACGGTCTTCTTCTATCTGCTCTGGCGTACGGGTTGCCCCTCTGGCCTGACGCTGTATGGCGTTTAGCATACTCATTTGGATATACAGTATCTGGGCAGGGAAACGCTTAAACTGGTAGATGATGCTACCCACCCCACTCTGCGCCCAACGAGGAGCGGTGGCGAGTAATGCTGAGCTGTTTGCGTACTCCATAAACTCAATAGCTATCTGCGCGGCTTTTTCTCCGTGGGCTTCGATCTGCTCGGGAGTTAGTTTGGCTATAGGCTTACCGTACTTCTTTTCCATCTCTAAGATGTAGGCGCTGCCCGCTGTAATCTGACGGATAGCCCGTTCCGAATGGTTGAAAATGAAGCTAGACACGTAGGCTATCTTGTTTATTACAGGCGCAGCAGGGTTTTCGTAGTCTGCGTTTTCAGACGATATAGTACGGGTGTCTAAGCCCAGTTCTTTAAGTTTCGCTACTAGTGGCCCAAGCATCCCCCCTTCTTTGTTTGCGTAACTAAACCCGCCTAGCTCAGATATATCGCCTATCTCACCTTCTTTTGTAATGCCCTCGCGCGTAACGTCGCCAAAGGATTGTAGGTACATAGTTGAAGCGCGAGACATAGCAGAGGTAGCGTTAACTAAACCAAACTTACCGGCTAGTAGTGGCCCCACGACCATAGGTAGGGTAGACATGTTTACCGCAGCAGAGGATACGTTAAAACCTAGCGTGTAGATAAACGATGAAGAGCGCAGTATACGCGCCCAGTTAGGCAGGTTCGGGTTTTTAACGAACTCTAAATAGCTAGATAGTTTGCCCGGCAAGGCGTTTGTTTCGGCAGAAGTACCTACGAGCGCCTTCATTGCATCTTGTACTAAACGGTCGTCTGCGTTAGCGCCCGCCGCAGCCTCTTCACGTATTTGCTTGGCGACAAGCGCAAAGTCTGCATCAAAGGACAGATTCGCAAGGCTGTTAATCAGTCTAGGGTACGTGTCCTCGAAAGCTTTAATAGCCTGTGTTTCGTAGCCTGCAAACCCTTCCCGGCCCATGTGCCCCTGTATTAGATTTTGTTCGGGTAACGACTTTATTAGCACGTCGTCAACAAAATCAATCGCCCCTTGAGGTAGGGTAACTTGCTTCTCTACGTCGTTTCCGTTTGCGTCTTTCTCAACGAGCGTAACCGGCTTTTTAAGTTCGGCAAGTAGGTCAACTAAGAATCCTGTAGGGACATCAAACCCTTGAGACGACATATCAGGACGAGGTTTTGCTTTAACAGACCCCGTGACTATATCCGTACGAGCGTTAAGGGCGTTTATAGCTACCTCGCGGAGACCTTTGCTCGGGTGCGAGCTAACCCCATACTTGACCTGCCCGTCTCTATCTTTGTACTCATACTCAACCCAGAATTCGCCCGAGCGATTAAGCGGGAAAAAGGGGTCAATAACGCCAGAGGTAAGCAACTTTCTAAACACTCTGTCTTTAACTGTAGCTTTAACACCGGCTTCTATGTCTAGTTTGTCTAACTTATCGTCAATAGCGGCGAGAATATCCGCGTTAATTTGTTTATACATATCCCGCATTTCGCGGTAGGCGGTCTTTTGTGTGGGCGACAGCTTGTTGTACAGCCGTTGCGCTTCCTCGTACGCAGTAATGCGCTCTTGGGTAGTGTTTAGTTTCCTAACCCCGGCGAGGATTTTTGTCTTATCAAGGGCTTCTACTGCCTCATCGCGTTGCGCTTCCGTGGAAAACGTTACCCTTTCTATTACATTACCGTTGGTGTCCGTGTAGCTGTAACCAAAGTTTTTATAGCGGGCAGCCGGTTTGATAGGGTCTACTTCCTCGATAGTGCTAAG